CGCAGCTCAAAATCAAATGACGCTGACGTTGACCATAAACCAGTTTATGGGTCTTTCTTGTCAAACACTGGTCGCTGACGACGTTGAGTTTGTTAATTTTAAGGACATAAGGTCTCACAGAAATATTATTAATAATTTTGTCTACGAGAGTGATGTTAAATATCTGAGTGGTTCGACAGGCCGGCTTGACATCTGTGGCGTTAAGCTCAGTAGAAACGGTGTTGAGTTCCCACGAAGGACTTTTGTATTACCGTCTATTAGCTTTAAAAAGCAACTCAATATCGCTGGTAGGAAACACGCTAGAGGGTTCAATTACAGGGCTGAAACTGTAGTCGGAGATTGCGGAGCTCCAGTGTGCCTTTGGGACGCGAATAGTTATTCTGGACGTGCGTGCATTGGTTTTCATGTCGCTGGAGATGTGCAATACAGCGATGGCTTCGCGACTATTGTCACAAAGTAGATGCTTGAAAGTGCTGTTAAGCATTTTTCAGTCATCAAAGATGACTTTGTGAGCGATTTGCAGCTACAGTGCGGTATGCAGCTGCAGGATACGGACCAGCTGCCATTTTTAAATGGCGGCAGTTTTTTGCCCATTGGGATGGTGGAGCGTAGCGTTAACGCGTGCCCTAACACTGCGTTATATGCAACACATTTGTATGGATGTTTTGGACCATATGAGTATTATCCTGCACTTTTGTCGCCTAGAGTCATTGACGGCGTCAAAATTTTTCCTATGGAGAATGCCTTGGCCAACTATTCTACTGAAGTCAAACTTTATGACATGTCTTACCTTAAGCAAGCTGTCCATGTCGCTATGGCGCCTTTTACGCGCCTAACAGCGGATTTTCCCCGGGCTATATATACTTTCGAGGAAGCCGTTCTTGGCATCCCTCAAGTCAAGTTTCGGAGCATACCTCGTGACACTTCCGCTGGGTTTCCTCTTTCTTATGACTTTAAGGACGGCAAGTTTAAGATTTTCGGTCGTGGAGAGGAATACGACCTCACTACAAAGGAGTGCTTAAAGCTTCGCGAGCGGGTGTCTTATATTGAGTCACAAGCGAAGAAGGGCATTCGTTGCGCTCATGTCTTTACTGATTTTCTTAAAGACGAACTTCGTTCTAGGGCGAAAGTTGATAAGGGCATGACTCGCCTTATTTCTTCTTCACCACTTGCGTATACGGTATTGTGGCGTCAATATTTTGGTGCTTTTTCTACGGCTATGATGGAGAAGAACACTGTCAGCGGAATGGCTCCTGGCATTTGCTCTTATAGTGGCTGGACTAAACTTGCAACTTTAATGCAGACTCATGGAGCAAAATGTTTTGATGGTGATTTTAAAGCTTTTGATG